GGTCGTTCCCCCGCGCGACGTAAAGTTAGTGACCACTAACCAACCGGGTTGCACCCGATAAATTCAAACTATGGCAATCACTCAACCGATAGCCGCAATGGCCGAACGCATCGAGCTCTGGCCGGTCGCGCGGCTGCAGCCCTACGCGAAGAACGCACGCACGCACAGCGACGAGCAGGTCGACCAGATCGCTGCCTCGATCCGGGAGTTCGGATTTACGAACCCCATCCTGGTGGACAGCGCCGACGGCATCATCGCTGGGCACGGCCGCCTCGCCGCGGCCAAGCGCATCGGTCTCGACCAGGTGCCGGTCATCGTGCTGGACCACCTGTCGGACGCGCAGCGCCGAGCCTACATCCTGGCCGACAACAAGCTGGCGCTGAATGCCGGCTGGGACGATGGTCTGCTGGCGCAGGAGCTGCAGGAGCTGAGCGGCGAAGGCTATGACCTGTCCGTCATTGGTTTCAGCGACGAGGAGCTCGAGGACCTGCTGGCCGAGGACGGGGAACCGTCTGAGGCGCTGACCGATCCTGACGAGGTGCCGGAGGTTCAGCCGGAGCCGGTATCGAAGCCTGGCGATGTCTGGCTGCTGGGCAAGCACCGGGTAATGTGCGGAAGCTCGACCAATCTGGACGACGTCGATCGACTGCTTTGCGGGAAGCGGGCGGACATGGTTTTCACGGATCCGCCTTACCTGATGAACTTTACTGGGGCGATTGACGGGCAAGGCAACACGCGGTCAAAGCACGACGTCATCGCCAACGACAATCTGTCAAAGGAAGAGGGCGAGAAGTTCCTGCGCGACGTGGCGACCGCCATCAGCCAGTATTGCAACGGAGCCTGGTACGTCTGCTTTTACCGGCTGGGCATCGACTGGCTGATGAACGCCATGACGGATGTCGGGCTGAAGTGGCGCAACCTGATTATCTGGAAGAAGCAGCACCTCAACCTTTCCAACAGCGACTACAAGTCGATCTATGAGCCGATCATCTATGGTTGGTCGAGCGACTATGAGCCGGTGCTGTACGGCTGGAACCACAAGCACGAGTTTCACGGATCGAAGGGCGCGACCGATGTCATTGAGGTCGTGGTTCCGAGTGTTTGGGAAATTGACCGGACCAAGAAAAACGACCTGCACCCAACCATGAAGCCCGTCGCGTTATGCGAGGCCGCGATCCTCAACAGCAGCAAGACCGGGCAGACCGTGCTGGACCTGTTTGGCGGCTCCGGCTCGACCTTGATTGCGGCCGAGCAGAGCAAGCGCGTGGCGCGGCTGATGGAGCTCGAGCCCAAGTATGTCGACGTGATCATCCGGCGCTGGCAGGAGTTCACCGGCAAGAAGGCGACGCTTGAGGGTGACGGCCGGTCGTTCGATGAGATCGCGGCTTGAGCGACGAAAGCGTCAGCCTGACGGAGTATTCCAGGCGCCGCGGGGTGTCGCACGAGGCTGTGCGCAAGGCCGTGAAGGTTGGCCGGCTTTCGCGCTCCGTAGTGTTCGGTGCGACCGGGAAAGCTCGGCTTATACCCGAGATCGCGGACGAAGAATGGACCGCGAACACGGACAAGTCCCAGCAGCGGGTGCCGGCAGTTCCACCTCCGCGGCTGGAGCCGGCGCCGGAGCCGGAGCAGACGGAGCCGCGCACCGCGACCTTCCAGCAGGCTCGCACGCTGCGCGAGGCCTACATGGCCCGCCTGGCGAGACTGGAGTTCGAGGAGAAGTCCAAGCAGCTGGTCCGTACCGAAGCGGTCAAGAACGAGGCTTTTAAGATTGCCCGCGTCGTGCGGGACAACCTGCTGAACATCCCGGACCGGGTCGCTGCCGAGCTGGCCAACGAGACCAACCAGTTCAAGGTTCACCAGCGGCTGACGCACGAGATCCGCCGGGCGCTTGAGGACATGAAGCTCGACATATGAGCCAGTCTCGCACCATGTCCGCAGTCGAGTCGGTCGCCAATGTGGCGATCGGCTACGGTGTCGCGGTCGCTACCCAATCGGCGGTGTTCCCGCTGTTTGGCATTCACGCCAGCGCAGCCGATCACCTTGCGATCGGCGCAATCTTCACCGTGGTGAGCCTGGCGCGGTCCTACCTGCTGCGACGGTTTTTTAACCGCATTCGGGCATGAGCGACGGCGCACTGGTCTACCGGGAAGCGTTCCTCGGGGGGCTTCGGCCGGATCCTGACCACACGGTCAGCAGCTGGGCCGACGCCAATCGGGTGCTGTCGCAGAAGGCATCCGCCGAGCCCGGCCGCTGGCGGACCGAGCGGACCCCTTACCTGCGCGAGATCCTCGACTGCTTGGGCTCGAACAGCCCGGTCCAGCGGGTCGTGTTCATGGCCGGCGCCCAAGTTGGGAAGTCCGAGACCGGTAACAACTGGCTGGGCTACGTTATCCATCACGCACCAGGCCCTATGCTGCTGGTCCAGCCGACGGTCGACACCGCGAAGCGGTTTTCAAAGCAACGCTTGGCGCCGATGATCGAGGAGACGCCGATCCTGCACGAGCGGATCGCCGCGAACGCGAGCCGGGACGGCGGCAACTCGATGATGACGAAGGAGTTCCAGGGCGGCGTGCTGATCATCACCGGCGCCAACTCGGCCGCTGGGCTCCGATCGATGCCGGTCCGGTACCTGTTTTTGGACGAGGTAGACGCATACCCCGCGGACTGCGATGGAGAAGGAGACCCCGTCCAGCTCGCCGAGAAGCGCACGACGACGTTCTCGAGGCGCAAGGTGTACTTGTGCTCGACGCCAACGATCAAGGATGTGAGCCGGATCGAGCGCGAATTCAACACGAGCGACCAGCGCCGGTACTTCGTCCCCTGCCCGCACTGCGGTCACAAGCAGTGGCTCCGCTGGGCACAGATCAAGTGGCACGATGACGACCCGCAGACGGCTTGTTATGCCTGCGAGGAATGCGGCGTGCTTATCGAGGAGCGGCACAAGTCGGAGATGCTGGCCGCGGGCGAATGGCGACCGACGGCGGCAAGCGATGGACGGACGGCTGGGTTTCACCTGTCATCGTTGTACAGCCCGCTCGGCTGGAAATCCTGGTCGGAGATCGTCGCCGAGTTCCTGGCGGCGAAGTCCGATGCTGCGCTGCTTAAGACCTTCGTCAACACGGTGCTGGGCGAGACCTGGGAGGAGGACTACTCGGCCAAGCTGGGCGCCTCGGACCTGCAGCAGCGGGTCGAGTTCTACCAGGCGGGGGTCGCGCCTGCGCGGGTGCTGGCCGTGACGGCCGGGGTCGATGTCCAGGACAACCGTTTGGCAATCAGCCTGTACGGCTGGGGTCAAGGCGAGGAGAGCTGGGCAATCGACCACATGGAGATATTCGGCGACCCGTCGCAGCCGAAGGTCTGGCAGCAGTTGGACGAGGTGCTACTCAAGCCGGTGGCGCACGAGCTGGCCGAGCCATTGAAGATCGCAGCCGCCGCGGTGGACTCAGGCGGGCACTTCACGAGCGAGGTGTACGCCTACTGCCGCGATCGCAAGCAGCACGGCGTCGTCGCGGTCAAGGGTCAGAGCCAGCGGGGCAAGCCGCCGATCGGCAAGGCGAGCAAGGTCGATTTCAACTGGAAGGGCCGCACGATCAAGGGGGCGGCCGAGGTCTACCCGGTGGGCTCGGATACGATCAAGGGCACGCTATACGCTCGGATGAAGCTCAATGAGCCTGGGCCGGGTTACCTGCACTTTCATGGCGAGCTGCCCGAGGGGTTCTTCGAGCAGCTCACCGCCGAGAAGCAGATCACCCGCTACGTCAAGGGCTTTCCGGTGCGCGAGTGGATCAAGAAGTCGGGCGCCAGGAACGAAGCGCTGGACTGCGCGGTCTACGCTTACGCAGCGCTTCAGCTCATGCTGACGCGGTACAACAGGCGCACGGTATGGGAGCAGTTGGAGCGATCACTCAAGATCACGCCGGAGACTAAGAAAGTCACGCCGCAGCAAGAGCAGAAAAAGCCGGTTCAGCGTAGAATACGGGGAAACTTCCTCACGCAATGGTGACGCATGGGCGTTCCAACGTCGATTTACGCCGGCGATACCGTCAAGTTCAACATCCCGGCGACGCCTGACTACGCCAGCAATCAGAGCTGGGTGGGCACGTTCGTGCTCAAGCACAATACCGGGAACGATAGCATCACGGCGACCGGTGTCGCGGACGGTACAGGCGGCTGGAACTTTACACTGACCGCTGCGCAGACTGCACCGCTGCACGTCGACTCGCACTGGTATCAGCTCTACGTCACCAAGGCCGGCGAGCGCTACACGCTCGAGCAAGGCGAGGTGCGGATTCTGGGCAACATTGCTGTCGGCACCAACTACGACGGCCGCAGCCAGGCGCAGATCGACCTCGAGGCCGTGCAGGCCGAGATGCGCGGCCGGCTGAACGGCGGCAACGGGGCGCAGGAGTACACGATCGGCAATCGCAGTCTGAAGAAGATCCCGATGGCCGACCTGATCTCGCTGGAATCAAAACTTAAGGCCGACGTGGCACGCGAGAAGCGGGCCGAGCGGATCGCCAAGGGGCTGGACAGTGGCCGGGCGGTGTACGTCCGGTTCGGGGGCTGACATGGGATGGCGTGACTGGTTCAAGCGTAAGGCTGAGGTGCGGCGGGTTCGTCAGTTCCAGGCGGCGCAGTATGACCGGCTGGTATCCGACTGGGTGACGAGCACAAACTCGCTGGACGCTGATCTGCGCAAGGGTCTCAAGACCATGCGCCAGCGCTCGC